GTCCAAATTTCGAAGGAATCCAACGCATGAACCTTGCAACACTATCCGGCAACCTGGGGCGCGACCCAGAACTGCGCCAGCACAACGGCGACAACATCCTGAACTTTGCGATCGGCGTGCAGACCGGCACCCGCGACAAGCCCGAAACCATGTGGGTCGACTGCGCACTCTGGGGCAAGCGTGCCACCAGCCTGCAACCGTACCTGGCCAAGGGCCACCGCGTGACCGTCAGCGGGCCGATCAAACTCGAGGCATACACCGCCAAGGACGGCACGCCGAAAACGCGCCTGCGCCTGTCTGTGGACCAGATCGACCTGCCGCCCAAAAGTGGTGACGGTCCGGCGCAAACGCAACAAACGCAACAAACGCAACAGCCTGCCGGGAACATGGCAGACATGGACGACGACATCCCTTTCTGAGGTACAGCATGAAAACCTACGACGACTTCGTAAAAATCCGTGGCTGGGCGCACCAGCGCAACCTGGTGTCCGGCAGTACGACCGACAAGCAGTTCACCAAACTGATCGAGGAGATCGGCGAGTTGGCCGCAGGCCTGGCACGCCAAGACCAGGTCAAAGTGATGGACGGCATCGGCGACGCGGTGGTGGTCCTGACCATTCTGGCCGAGCAGATGGGCTTCAGCATTGAGGCCTGCATCGAGATGGCCTACGACGAAATCAAGGACCGCAAGGGCCGAATGATCGACGGCGTTTTTGTGAAAGAAGCGGACCTGTAAAAAAGTGCTTGACTGCTCCATGTGTTTTTGCTTTACAATGGCAAAACCATCACAAACACATGGAGCAATTCAATGCCTTCTCCCCGTATCGAAGCCGCACGCCAGGGCCAGCGCAAGTACACCGGCAAGCCCTGCCCGAAGTGCGGATGCACCGAGCGATATGTCATCAACGCGGCCTGCGTTGACTGCACCAAGGGCACATCCAAAGCGGCCCAAGAGGTCATCAAACAGCACTTGCAAGAAGCCGCAAAGGCAGGTGCGTGATGAACTACTACGAGCACCACATCGGTGACTATGCGCAGGCAACAGCGCATCTCACCTTCGTGGAAGACGCGGCCTACAGCCGCTTGATCAGGAAGTATTACGCCGAGGAGCGGCCACTCCCTGCCGATCTGAGCGCCGTTCAGCGCCTGGTTGGGGCACGAACTCGGGAAGAAAAATCCGCCGTGCAGACCGTGCTCGAAGAATTTTTTTTCCTCGAGGACGATGGCTGGCACAACAAGCGGGCCGATGCTGAGATCGAGCGTTATCGTGAGAAATCCAGCAAAGCCGCCGCTTCCGCGAGAGCCAGGTGGGATAAACCGCAATCCACTGGCAATGCGAACGCTATGCGAACGCATACCGAACGCAATGCTCACCAGACACCAGACACCATACACCAGACACCAGTAAAAAATACAAGGGACAAGCCCTTGTCATGTCCCGACGGTGTCGGTCCTGAAGTCTGGGATGGATTCTTAAAAGTCCGCAAAGCAAAGAAGGCACCAGTCACCCAGGCGGCACTGGCAGGCATCGAGCGTGAGGCACGCAAGGCAGGCTGGTCGCTGAACGCGGCATTGACTGAATGCTGTGCCAGGGGATGGGCGGGATTCAAAGCGGACTGGGTGAAGACCGAGGCCGAGAAAAAAATGACAGTCAACCAGGCATCAAACCTGGCTTTTGCAAGAGCAGTTTTTGGAGATGAAAGGAAACTTACCAATGACACCTACGACACCATCGACATCACACCAGGAACCCAGGCGCCTGCCGGACTCTTGGATTCAGAAGATCTTTAACACCATGCATGCGCACTACGGCAGTCGCTGGACCAACATGTGGAAGTTGGGCCAACTGACGCCAGACGGCATGGACACAGGCGTCATCAACGCGATGAACACCTGGGCAGAAAAACTTGGCGGATACAAAGACCATCCAGAGACGCTCAAGCGGGCCATGGAAAACCTGCCGATGGAGCCTCCGACATTGCCGCAGTTCTTGCAACATCTGCGTCATTCGTATGTCGAGCCAAACACTCTGCGACTTGAAAAGCAGTGGACCGCTGAAGAACTCGAGCAAAACAAAAAGCGAGCCGCTGAGTGCATGGAGCAGATTAGAAAAATGTGGAGTCAACCTCGCGCAAGCGAAAGCAAAAAAGGAGAGTGTGATGCAAACGATTAAAGCGATTGGAGTGGTGCTGTTGTTGGTCGTGGCCTTCGGCATTGTTGGCCAGATGGATTACGAGGACGCAGTCAAAGAAGAGCAACGCTACTGCGACATGGTGCGCGATGGCCACTGGCCGCACTACAACAAAGACATCGACTGCAAGATGGTGAGAGGAATCAAACTGTGAGCAACATCGACAAAGCCGCCGAGCACTTGGGCGCCAATGCGCTGAAGATGATCAAACTGATTTTGCTCAAGCACGACGCCGCGATCATTGAGGCCAGTCAAGAAGCAATCGAAGCCGCAGTGCTGGCCGAGCGTGAGGCTTGCAAAAAGATTGCCGTGGAGATGGCCAACACGCAAGCCAACATGAATCAAACATGGCGCAATGCATGCATGGATGTGGCAAATGAAATCGATGCAAGAGGCAAAGCATGAGGAAGCGAAGCAAGTACAGACCAAAACCTGTGCCTGCATTGCCAAAAATTTTTCGACACAACAAAGAGTCGGACATCGCATTGCAGTTGGTGCCGCATCAGGAACTTGAAAAGTTTAAGACAGGCGAGGCCGATGAGATCACATGGAACACGGTGTGCTTCAGATTGAACTGGGGCTATGTGATGTCAGGCGATCACTTCGATTCTGTTGAGGCACGCGAACTGATGGAGCAATCACTCAAGGCAATCAGATCGGTCAAGGACCGGCACGAGCGCACGAGCAAGTGGGGCACAACAGGCGAGGAGTTCAACATCATTGGCCAGGCTCTGAACTTGACCGATGACATGCAGATGAACACAACCAGGAGACAGCAGGAGGATTCATTGAACACACTTTTGAGATTGAACGAACTCAGAAATCGAGGTGCGTTTTGACATACGGCAACGCAAACCAAAACTATCAGGACAGGCAGGGCGTCGGCGTCAATATCGGCGAGGAACTTTTCGAGCAATGGTGCGAGCGCAATGGATGGAATTGCACGCGTCTGGGGTTCGATGAGAAGTTCGCCAATGTTGGTGCGTTCTACAACCTGAACCCGGTGCTTCGCAATATGCCGGACTATGTGATCCAGCGCGACGAGCGCACCTTCGTGGTCAATGTCAAAGGCACGGCCAACATCAAAGAAAAAGAGCGCGTGCTGTTGCCGCAATTGATCGATGCATACTCAACGCAGAAGGCGCCGCTGATCTACGCATTCTGCATTCGCAATCAGCGCATGAAGTTTGCCGAGGCAGAGCACATCATCGAACTTTATGACATTGAGTCAGACAAGCGATGGCCAGACGGCGTCGTGTATCGAACAATCAACTTGCTGTGTGTGAGGTGAACATGGGGCAGACATTGATGTTTATCGGGGCCGTGCTGATTGGCATGGGCATTGGCGTTGCACTGTCAGCGGCCATTCTTATTTTTTACCTGGGGAAAGCGAAATGAAATTTGCACGAGTGTTTGATGTGGCCCGCTATGGCCAGATCGTGATGATCAAAAAACAAAGCGATGAGGGTGCGCCTGAGTTGCGATTCTTTTGCCAGCCTGAAGGTTACGGCGTGTGCTCATTCGCGATTGGATGGAACGACGACGAGAATGCCGAGTCGAAACTCAACCAGGCATTCGATGCCATGGTGATGCGCGAGGCCATCGAGATCTGCGACGGCTACTTCAAGCACATGGCCGCATCGGCGCAAAGACATTGACGCCGCGTGAGAAGTACGAGATCGAGGTCACGCTCCACGATGGGCGTGTCGTCGGCTCGTGGTCCCGCGAATGGATGATCGAATGCGAGGCAAGGCACCTGCTGGCCATGCCATTGCACAAGCGCCGTGATCAACTCGACGCACGAGTCAAACAGCGTGGCGCGAAATCGGTGGAAGAACTC